CACTTACAGATACAGACGTTGGCGTTACCGTGCTTGCCCCATCCGTTAAATTTATGTCAATCGTTTTGATGCTGACAACCGTACCTTCCAACGAACTATTAACGTTTATATCAGAGTCAGGCACAACCAACGTGCTACCGCTTTCAATCGTATCTGCATAACTCGCATCGCTGTTTTCTACATTAGCATCAGGTGCTGTAATATCTTCGCTATCCGTTGCTTTAATTGACGTTGTGCTTAATGTTACCCCTGCCGTATCTTTTAGCACCGCCGTACTATCAGCCACGTTGTAATTAGTAGTACCATTTGATAGTACGGTTTGTGCACTAATTAAAGTGCTATCAGATTTGTTTACGTTTACCGTTCCATCTGGGGCAGTAATATCTTGCGTTTCAGTAGCAGGAACATTCGTAGTGGATAGCGTATTGTTAGCAGTATCTTTTAAGGTAATCACACTATCATCAACCCTCCAATGCTGCCCTTGCAAGCTGCCTATTTGATCGCTGCCCGATTCTTTTCTAACCTGAATCGAATCGCTATCTCCGCTTGGTATTGTGGCCACTTGTGTGCCGTTAATGCTGAATGTCGAATCTGGTGCAATAATGGTGTCATTGCTACCGCTTGCGATGCCACCAGTTGAAAGTTGTGTGCCGTCAGTATTTTGAAGTTCCCAAGTTGCATCTGGCGCAATGATGTCATCGCTTGTTCCGCTTGGTATATTCGTTGTACTTAGTGTAGTGCCATCCGTATTTTTCAAAACAGCAGTAGCATCATCACAATAAGTGCTTATGTCTATTTGTTGGTTCTCGTAAACAGGAAAGGTTAATGTCTGCTGCAATACATCGTTTTGATCTACAACATTGATAGTTTCGTTTGGTGCAACAATTACATCACTATCGCCGCTTGGAATACTCCCTGTATCTATTTCAGTTGCCAACGTGTTCTCTAATGTCCACGAAGCATCCGGTGCTTGAATATCCGCACTTGTGCCGCTTGGAATGTCCGTGCTTGACAAAACAGTATCGTCAGTATTTTTCAAAACAGCAGTAGCATCCAAACATGGTCCAGATGCAGATACCGTATATCTGCCACCACAAGGAACAGTAGTCAATATCGTAACACCATCTGTATCATAAATAGTAACATTACTCTCTCCAGTTCCAGTTGCACCGCTTAATGGTATCTGGCAGCGATCATAAACAAACGTCTGCCTAATCGGTACAGTTATTAACCATCCGGTTAGATTATCTTCGTAGGTTTCCTTAAACGGTTGTAAGCTGATATTTCTGTCTATGGTAAATTCAAAGTCCGCAGTTTTGTTGATGTCGTACAGGTAAGAGGCAAGGTCTAACGCCACCTCCCTCATGTCAGATAGAATCTCCTGCTGTGTTTTATGATCGGGAAATTCTATGTCTAATAAAAGAATCTCAAAACTAATAACCGCATCTTTGTCAGAGATCGTTTCCGTGCCATCCTGTACCCACATGATAGGGTAATTGAATGACTTGTACGTTTCGTTATTAAACCCTATCTCATTGACGTTACCACGAAAAAACGAATTAACCTGTAAGTGGTTAGTTGCGAAGTCGTTTAGTACCGTTATTATTTGGTTGTACGTTCTCATGCAAAAACTTCTGTATTTTTTTGTCTATCCCCTTCTTAAATACTCGCTTACGAGTTGAGGTTTCGCCATCCTTTTTTATCGCCATAATCTACTTTTAAGCCTTTTGGAATTGGTCGGTAATTAGGTAGAACCATCCCTGTTTGGTAGCTTGTCTGGCTTGGGTAAATATCATCACCGTCAGAGTTGCTTGTATATTTAGGATAGTCCGTTTCATACTCGCACAGAAAGTTAGTAATTCGTTGGCTGTACCATTCGGCCTTTGACTTGATCCTGTCCATGTAAAATTTCATTTCTGAAATGTCAGGGATTTGCATATTATCCGCCGTAGGTATTCCGGTTACGTTGTTCCTTACCTTGATCCTATTATTTATCATTAACTCATATTGTACCCATTTGGACAATGCCGGACGGATGTAATTATTAAGCAAAGTCTGGTAAGCAGCAGAAACCGAATTGTTATCTATTGAAGTCTTAATATCTTCAAATAAATCCGTACCCAACACCGGATGAATGTAATAATCTTGGCACTCGTCAATAGTCGGGTTCACAACCTTCATATCCACATTGTCGTCTATTACCGAAGTTTCCTTCAGGTACGTTTCGTCTATAAATAGTATTCTGCTCATTTCTTGATTCTTACAACTACTGATTCCCAAATATGTCTGCAAAACGGTACGCTTCTTTTCGTGGTTGGGTTGGTGTACCATCCCCCTCTATGCGTCCATACGTCCCTAACTTTCGGATCATTTGTCTGGTTGTTCAACCTATCAATTTCATCCCTTGTCAAAAGCCTTGACCGTGTAAAGGTCTCCATTGTCTTACAGAAATCCCTTGATTCAGTCTTTAACGGTGGTGCATCTGCTCTTTTAACGTACCGATACATTACCGTAATTTCTTCCTCCAGTTCCCTTTCGATAGTCTTTTCTCTTTTGATCTTTACACGACCATCTTCAGTTATCTCTACCGCCCCCCTCTCCTGCATCTGTTTAACGGCGTTTTCAACCACTTTTAACTCCTTGTCCAACGCATCTGCTACCTCGCCCAAAAGAATGTCAGGATTGTCCTTGTAAATGGCTAATATGGACTTCTGAAGATCGGTGAACTCCGCAAAGTTTTGACGTAGCCTATCTTCGTTGATGTCCGCCCTGAATTGTCCTTCTTCATCAATGATCTTTACTTCCTCCGCAAAAAGAACCTCCACCAACTCAACAGGCGTTCCCATATCTTCAGGGATGCTAAATGTTTCGTTGAAACAACAAGCAGCCATTGCCTCTTTTTGTGCCGTTGGCTCATATCCGTAAAATGCTCTAACCTCATCCGGTGTAAGATATTTTTCCATCAACCCCTCCGACATCTCGCGGCCTATTGGTTTAAGAAGTTCAATTTTTAACGCATCCGTGTTGTAAAGGAAATTGAACACATCTTCCAACACCTTCTGGTTTGGCCGAACATAAGTATTCGTTAGCCACTCGGTCTTTTCAATTACTTCAGTCCTTCCTCCTAATTGCCCTTCGGTCTTCACCCCCATCAATACAGGATCAACCCTGTGTGCCGTGAAGATTTGGCTTTGTACCGTATCTCTCAAAGCAATAAACACAGAATGTAAATCTGGTGGTGTCAATGGTACTACTTCGGCTTTTCGATCTGCACCATCGGAAAAGTTTATCATTATCCTTTCCCCATCCGCTCCGCTTAGTTTCTCCTTTACCCTTGCTTCTATATCCTCCATCTCATCCACCGATGGAACACCGTTTACAAAATTGATCAAGTACCCACCGTGAAAACCGTTTTCAATCGAGTTGCTCGTGAACCGTCCGATGTTCCTGTCGGCATCAATCCAGTTGATGGCAGCTTGGTATTCGGGATAGGGATAAAAATTTCCTTCGCACATATCCTTATGGATATAGATACTATTTTCCTGTTTTTTGTGCTTCGAATAAAAAGGAAATATCTGAAATGATTCGTGTTCCTCTGGTTTTCTTACGGACCAATCATCACAGTAAGCAATGCTTTGACCGTCCTTGTGATACCTTAGTTTCCATACCGGAATGTGGTACAAATACTTTTCGCCAGACAAAGTTTCTATAACCTGAATAGCGAACCATCCGTATCTTTTCCAGTCGTTTACAAGATACTTAGTCAAGTCGTCTAACGATTCATAAAATGAATTGACCTTCCCGATTCTTTTTTGAAGTAATACTTGCTGTTCGGTAGTGGTTATTTGTGTGTTGACCTTCCACCCTTGACCGCAAATAAAATCTACCTTTGACCGAACTACAGATCCGTGATTTGCGGATTCATAAAATAACTTATCCAAGTATTGCGGATAGTCATTCTTTGGGCCATACTCCACATAGTCCTTTCTCTTGTTAGGAATGAATTGCGGCGTTTCGGTGTAGGCCGAAAAGTTAAGTAAAAACTGGTTATCACTAATCTTAATCATCCTTCAACTGTTGAACCGTTCCACACTTTTACTCTAATGTTTCCGGTAGTGTATGTATCATCACTTGTGTACTGTTGTGTCTTGCCTATCACTTTGACCTTTTCGGTGTGGCATAACGTGGCATTTGCCGGATCAAGGTTAGAACTACTTGACTGTTCGTAAACCTTCAATGTCCATATCCCTTCAGGCTTCAATTCTAACGTGCCGTTTACTCTGTCCTCCGATCCCGATTCGGTTACGGTGAACTTGTCGTATCTATCAATATACCCTGAAGTATTCGCGCAGATACACGTATTCGTTTCGTTAGTAACCTCCGAAGTAAACGCCAATAGCCAGTACGGACTACTGATCGTTTTTCTTTCGCTTGCGGTTACGACTACCGTACTCGCTTGTCCTTGTGCTATCTTTACCAAAGCAATCTATTTTTAATGCCTTTAACAATTCTACATTATCCTCCGAAATCAAAACCTCACGGTCTAATTTCTTAACGTAGATACTTGTTCCTATTAGTTCTTTTCGTATCATCATATATAAGTATAAGATTTACCGATTTGTTGAGAATAGAAAAAGGGGCATCCCTGCCCCTTTTTACAAAGCCCATATTTTTTCGCTATGGGTAAGCGCATACGTTAGGATGCAGGAGCAGTAAGCGTAGCGATCAAAGAAGCATCAACCTCTTGTATCATATCTTCCTCACGTCCTACCAAAGTCAAGTTATATCCGTTGTTATCACCAAAAGCCTGACCAGTCAAACTCTCGATATTGGTCACGTCCATTCCGTTGTTCTTACCAAGCAACCAATACTTACCGTTACGATCAAGAACAATAACCATAACCCTGTTTTGAATCAACAAACTCAATTCTTGTCTAAGTGTAGTTTGAAGTTTGTGAAGGGTAAAAGTTAATGTCTGCTCGCTGAATACAGTACCATTTTCAGGCGCGTATGCAGTAGTTTCTGTAAGTGATGCGTGTTCCTTTTCTAAGTTGTAAGTAAAGAACTCCGTACTGGTAGCAAGGGTAAACGTAGTAATAACACCGGAGGCGTTAGCCGATAGTGTTGACTTATTAGCCAACTCCGTTACATAAATAGTTTTGATACCGCCCTTTGAATCGCGGCAACCTAAACTAATATCTGATGTCAATGCACAAGCCATATATTTTCCTCCTTTTAATTAAGGGGAGGTATTACCCTCCCCCTTTATTGTTATTATGCCGCAGAGAATCTAACGATTTCAGAACCGTAAGCGAACTGCACACCGCGCTTCATATCAAGTGCAAACTTCACTTTTCTGTCATCCTGCGAATACCACAATTCGATGTTTCCAAGATCAGCGATCTCATCCATTCCCAAGAATACGTTAGAAGAACGGAATCCGAAGATCTTATCTGTACCATCAAGACCGTGTACTGCTTTCATAGTTACAGGAGAGTTCTCAATGTTGATTACCCACTCGTTACCTTCAGCAGGAGGATTGAACAAATTGTCAGCAGCGATCTTGTTCTTATAGATTTGGAAGAAGTCATATCCGCAATAGAATTGGAATGATGGATCTCCCTTCAAAGCAGCAGGGATAGCAACCAAGCTGTTCTTCATGATTGTACGAGCGTTTGCTTCAGTAAACGCAGTAGAGCCTGAACCAGTTGGTGAAGCATAAGTACCATCAGCTTCAATCAGCTTAATAAGACCATCGTAGTTGTTGATGTATGCATTACCGCTTGAAGTGTTACCATTCCAATCAGCTACTTCCAAGCGACGGTTAACCTGCATCATCAATTCATCAATGATAGCAGCAGGAACATCAGCATCAGAATACTTCTGACCTGGAGAAAGGAGAACTTGCGTCCACTTTGTTTCCAAATCTTTTGGACACCATTCGATATGGAAGTTAACATCAGATACAGACATTACACGCTGCGTGAATGTAGTGCTTCCAGTTGGGGTAAATGCACAACCCAAGTCTTGTGGAATAACATCTACATCAAGAAGCTGTAATGCTTTCTGAAATTTAACACCAGGAAACGGTGTCAGGAACGCTGCGGTTTCATTTCCGATAACCGCTTTGGTGATTAGCTCCTCTGACGTCTGATCGACGTAGTTAGTTAGAGCAGATACATTGTATGAACTTGCCATGATTTATTTGTTTTTGGTTTTGGTTTTCATGCTTTTTAATCTCTGTGCGAACTCAAAAATCCTGTCATCAGTCTTTGATGGGTTTGCGTTCGTCTTTTCCTTTGGCTGATCTTTGGGAGTCTCCTTAAAGCCCTCTATCATTTCAGCCAATGCCTTGTTCATTTCTTCGGTTTCTAACTTCGACTTTTCAAACTCTGCTATCTTTTCAGTAGCCGATTCAAGTGCTTTCGTCAGTTCTTCGATCTTGTTGTTGGCCTCCGCGAATTTGCTTTCGACTTCAGTCCTTTCGATTATTGTCTTAGGGTTACGCTTTTCTTCCATTACTTCTTCTTCTTCTTCAGCTTCTTCAGGACTTGCGATTGAAGTAATTACACCGCCAACGGTTGTAACTATTCTGCCATCCTCCAGTTGGTGGTCTCCATCCGGTGCAGGGGCGTTACCCTCTGGTGTCATTACAACAAGCTGCGCACCTTCCGAAAGTGATGGGTTGGCTTCTACCATTGTGCCGTCAGAAAGTACAGCCTGTTCCATGAACTTGTCGCTGTTCATTTCTTCTTCTTCAGCAGCTTCTATGCTTGCCACCTGACCAGAAAGAACCGTAAACGGCTGCCCTTCTGAAGTGATATAATCACCATCGGCAAGCGGCTCAAAACCATTCTCTGTTACTCGCATGGCTTCCGCGCCTACCTCAAAGGCTGGTTCAAAATTAATTAAGGAGCCATCGTCAAGCGTGGCTTCCGCAAACTTCTCCTTTACTTGGGAAGTAATAAAATTAAATAGTCGTGCAGTTAGATTCATGCTTAATACTTTATTATAAATACGCAAAATTAAGGGGTGTTGAAAATGGTTTGTATTGATTAAGAAACTTTGTATATTAGTAGCCAAATAATACACTATGAAAAAGATCGAACTAACACAAGGATTCTTTACTTATGTAGACGATGAGGACTACGACCATCTTATGGAATGGAAGTGGTGTGCTTATGTTAAAAAGCGAAAGGACAAGAGTATAGGAAATGTTTATGCAGCAAGGGCTGAAACCTACTATAAGCCCTGCGGAAAGCGGTCTACTCGTTATATTAGCATGCATGGGTATTTGATGCAAACCCCAAAAGGAATGGTAACAGACCACATATTAAACGGAGACGAATTTGACAAGCAATATCCTGAATTGAAGTGGTCAGGGCTTCTAAATATTAAGTTAAATCTTAGGGTAGTTACTAACCAACAAAACATGATGAATTGTAAGTCTTATCACGGAAGTTCATCAAAATACAAAGGTGTTAATTGGTGTAAGGGAGCTAAAAAGTGGAAGGCTCAAATACAAATAAACGGCAAAAAAAAATACTTAGGTATATTCACCTTCGAAGAAGAAGCAGCCCAATGTTACAACGAAGCAGCCCTTAAACACTACGGAGAGTTCGCCCTAATTAACGAAATAGAACCCCCACAAGGTCAACTCACTTTCCGTTTATGATTTCAATGATAGCATCCACAAGATCTGTGGGCTTCTCCCCTTTGTCCAATGGTTTGAACATTCCCTCTACGCTGAACCCTTTGAATGTTCCTTCCTTTACTTGCTGCCATACCTCGTCATTCTCTACCTTGTAACTACCGAACCATGAACCGTCTGGTAAAGCCTTAAAGCCGTCCGGAGTGTTTATCCCTCTGGACGAATCAATAATAAACGATTCAAACATATACACGCCCTCTGGTATCATACTGGATTCGTGCATTAGGTTTACAGCGTTTGTCCTGCCCTCCTGCATAAACTTGTGTACTATCTTTTCGATAGTGTCCTTCCTGAAGATAGCGTAATACTCACC